CGTAATACCAGGCTTAAAGTCGGTACGATCGATAATATGTTTATCTAAATGACGACATACGGACGATGTATGCTTATCGAGGGTTGCTAGTATCTGATATTGTTTAACGTTTAATTCTTTAAATGTATTATTAAGTGCTAATTCTTGTACGTAAGCTACTTCTGTTTCGACTAAGCGTCGTGCATTCGACATTTGTACGTTACAAGCTTGAGATATGCGTTCTGTAATGCGTTCTGTCGGTTCTTGAGCAATAAAGGAACGTGTTATCTCTTGCTGTAGCTTCGTGATTAGCTTATCTCGTTGATCCCAGATCCGTTGTGAAAAGTCTGTGTCTGTCCACGGTGTGTTAATAGCTTCTTGAATGGCTTTCTTCGGTATCTGTCTGAATGTTTGATATTTACCTTGTAATAATTGTGTAAGATATGCGGCTTCGTAGTAGGTCGAGTTATAAACTTTATTTAGTGCATCGTTAATATTGGTATGCTGTTCTTGTGCTAAGATTTCGACGAACTGTGAAGTATGAATCCATAATTCTTCTAGGCGTGATAGACGTGCTCGTAAGGAAGCATTCTCAAGAAGCTTAATTTGTTTCGGGGATAAGTTCTTTTGTTGTGCTAGCTTAATGTATTGCTTAAGCGTTATCTTAAATTCTTTTAATTCTCGTGCCGATAACTGTCTCTTAGCATCGGCAAGTGAGAGATTATTAGAATTAGCGTATCTTTGTATGAAACCGGCTATCTGGTTTTCGTATTTATTTAAAGAATACGCATAGATCGAAGTTAGATCTTCGTAAGAAGACTGTGCTACATGTAAGCCATCTTCTTTTAAATTAAGAAAGCGTTGTTCCCAGTACGTCATTATTTAGTACCTCGTTGCGCTCTTTCTTAATACGTTCGAGCTCTTCTTTAGTGTCGAGAGTCCACGGATGGTTAGCGACTATCGTTTCTTCAGAGATGATACCAGTAGAGTTACGACATGCATCGATTAGTTCAGATTGGTTTAATGGTAAGTCTCGGTTAAATATAAATACTGTATCGTTAGATATAGGTTTGTTAGATAATGAAAGGTATGCATTAATGAATGTTAATAGGCGCTCGAGTGATGCCTGGAATTCGGTTTCCATTTCGTTAGCATCGAGATCGATATCGGAATACATTGAATTAATGTTCATCTGATTAGGATTATTAGCCATCCGATCATCTTTTGCATCGAAGCCTCGACCATTCGTGATAATAGCTCGTTCAAGAAGCTTAATAATCGTTTCGTAGTTAGAAGCATTAACTTCGATATTAAGAGTTTCGACTCCAGATTCGAATTCTGGAGAAGACGTAATCTTAATTGCTCCATATCGTGCTAATTGTTCTCGGAAGTTAGCTAAGTTCTCACCGTCGTAACCTTTAATAACGAGGATCGTATTATGAACGTCTTGAGACATAACGTTAGCAAAATTAGAAAGCATTTGATTTAATGCATCCTGTAATGGCTTAATCTTAGAAAGTAACGGTACTTCTTCTGAATTAGATCGGAACCAGATTAAGGGAACCGATTGCCAGTTATAAGAAAGGCCGCTTCTTTGAATATAAGGTTTAGATTGCTTAGTCGTATCTGGTTGAAGTGTTCCATTGATGTAGTCGTAGTACGTAACACCTTCTGGCTTGTAATATTCGACCTTATAGAAGGAAGTCTTAGTTTTAGGTGTCATATATACTTCGAATTCATAGAAGTAAATAAAAGCGTCGAGTGAATCGTGTTCTTCGTCGTGCCATAGCGGGATAACGAATTCAGGCTTCATACGTTTTAGTTTGAAGTTGCCTTGACTATCGATATAAGGATGTAAGTAAGCTATCGTACCAATATAAGCATCTTTACCGAGGTTTTTTAAAGTCCTTTGGAAGTTCTTATTAAAGAAGTCGGTTAAGTCTGTGTCGGATTTAACGTCGATAGGTTTTGACAGGAGATAATTCGTCTTTTGATCGACTAAATCATCGAATAAGTTATTAATAATCTTGTTGTTAGGAATCGTACCTTTCGCATCGGTCGGATTGCCGTTAGAGTCCATAACTACATGTTCTGGTAGTTTATGTTTACCTTGATAGTAATTACGTGCTTGGAGTATCTCTTGACGTTTCTTAGAGAAGAGAAACGCTTCGAGTTCTGCTTGCACGAATTGAGACTCGGACATACCGGCATGCTTACGTATGATATCGTTCCATTCTTCGTTTAGCATTTAAGTCCTTTCTTATACGAATTCAAATGTCGGTGTTTGTGTATTAATCTTTTCGGCGACGCCTGTAAGAGCATCGGGAGCATCGTCGTGTAGGTTTTTGCCTTCACGTTGGTAGCTTGTGATGGCTTTATAAAACTCTGGGTATTTGTTATGCCAGTTATACGGGAAGTAAATATGTTCCATAACCCAGGTTGCATTAGATAAGATACGGGATTGTTTATTCTTAGATTGATGGAAAGCTTTTATTGTAGTGTAGTTAGTATTATAGGTATTAGTTAGATAATGAAGTATTTGTCGACTAAAGCCTCGGCCGCCGTTGTTCGATTCGATGTGAGCAATATTCGCTTTATATTCGTATAAATGCCTAGCTACGAGAGGTTCCGTTATCTCCATCGGATCATTCGTGTATATGACGTCGAGTATGTAGGCTTCTTTCTGATAGATGCCGTAAACAATAGAACATAAATAGTCAGTACCCGTATCTGCTGTATCGGTATATGCTTCGATACGTTCGAATTGAGGAAGTGTATCGTAAGTATTGAGCGATGAGTAGAGCTGACCTTTTAAATCGATCGGTTCTTGCTGGTAGTTCGCATAGAATATATCGGGAGATATTAGCCTCTTCTTCTCTTCGTAAGACTCACGGGATAATACCTCGTCACATAACATCGTGCCATCGTCTTGAAGAGCCTTAAGCGATACGACTTCGGCATCGTCCTGGAAATGATTAATAATACGTCCAGCTAAGTCGTCGGAAGCCCAGCGTGTCATAATGATAATGATTTTACCGCCCTCTTCTAATCGGGATAACATTGTGTTAGTGAACCATTCAAAATGAGCTTGTTTCGTAAGTTGGTTATTAGCTTCGAGTGCATTCTTTATAACGTCGTCTATAATCATTAAGGAACACCCGAAACCGGTAGCCGTACCAGAAGGAGACGTAGCTAGGTAAGATGAATACTGACCCTCTAAGGACCACATGTTCATAGCCGCATCACCTTTTTTAATCTTTGTATTAGGGAATACATCGGAGTATACCGGTGTAAATGGATCAGCTTTTTGTGTTTGAATAGCATTTCTGACTGATTTAGCGAATTGTGTCGATAAGGTTTCGTTATAAGATCCTGTCATTATCTTTTGTGTCGGGTCTTTACCGAGATACCACTCTACAAATTTAGTAGCTGTTCTAGATTTACCAGAACGTGGTGGCATAGATACGACTAATACTTTCTTAGAGGAGTGTGTTACGAAGTCTTGAAGTACTGAGGTTAGATAAATGAGATATTGGCGCGATCGCTTATAAAAATCTGGAGCCATTAATTCGCAATAATCGAAGAAATCACGCCTAGCTAATTCCAAACGTGCTTCATATTGAAGACGTTGTTTAAGCTCTGGCGTCATTCTCATTTGGCTTGTCTTAGAAATTCGTATCACCTCCTCTGAGTGTTCGTATGTGTTCGCATGTAATCAGAAATACATAGGGAAAGTTAATCGTGTTCTTTCTCAATTAGAGCTCTAAGCTCTTCTGTCGTTAACGATTGAACCGGATTGTTAATCGTTGTATCCATCTTGATACGTTGTTCGTAAGCTGCATCCATCTTGTTTAAGATGTCGAGAGCTTTTAATTTGTCGTTATATCTTACGTCGTCACTGTATATCCATTGAGTAAGTAAGTTACGACGTTCTTCTATTGTTGCTACCCTGTGATCTGTAGTCTGTCTGAATCGTTGTTGTAATTCAGCTATATAAGCCTTGCAGGCAGGTTTATTAAGGTTTTCTAGGCCCATGTTATTAACGACCGATGGACTGGATTTTGAATAACCAGCTTTAATAACGGCTTCATTAATAACGTTCCCGTTAGAAACATATTCCTCGCAAAACCTGGCTTGTTTGGGAGTGAGTGTATACCCATCCACAACGATTCTTCCTCGGGAGTCTTGCGTTATTGCGATGGAACTCACCTCTTTCGTTGTAATTAAATGTATATATATAGTAGTTACGTTAACTACGAATGTATGTTTGGTTAGTAAGCTAAAAAAAAGAACCCTCTTGTTTAGAGAGGGTAGCTTTTTCTAGAAGGAGTAATCATGAAAAAAATCTTGTTGCAAAAATAATAGTAGGAAGCTTAGATATGATTTTCACAGTGTAAGGTATTGGAATTAATATATAGTAGATGAAAAGAAATGGATGAATTAATTTATTGTTCCTTACATATATATTATTACGCGCTATATGGGAAGTTAGGGGAAGTAAGGGGAAGCAAATTAGAAATTTTATTTAAATATGATGTTGTTAGTGTATTAGATATAGTGTTAAATAATGAAGCTAATAAAAAATAAAAAGGCGGCCGCACTCTAATATGCGACCGCTTCTTTTAAAGAAAACTGATTAGGAACAGTGGAATAAATATTCCAGATAATACAAACGCTACAATAATAATTAATTCGTTATCCATTATTGCTCACCTTGTAACACTTCACATACTTGTTTGAGAGCTTCAACAACAGCCATTTTAATTGCTCTAAAAGAACAGCCGGTATTGAATCGCGATGTCTCAAACGTAGTAGCCAGTACTGTTAATGAAATATTATTAAGGTAATAGTTCGTGAGCAATAACCGATAGCGTGCATCTGGTACACGTTTAATCGTATTAGCTATTTCTTGCTGCGTGTCGATGTATTGTTTTTGGAGCCTTAACTCGTCAGCCTTGTACTCTTTTAACATCTCTTTGAGTTGCTTGTCGTCGAGTTTCGAAATATCTTGATCGTATAGTCTAGTTAAAGAATTAGATCGTTTAATCTCGAGTGCTAGATCACGATATCGTTCCATATATTGTCTAGCTAGGGCTGTGTTGTAGTATGGCTTCTGTTCACCGAATAATGGTTCCACTACATAATCTACGGAATTATCAAGTAAGTCCTTTATTTGTTGTTTTTGCGTCAGAGTGTATTTCATGATTGGTACCTATTATTTAAAGAAAAACGAATAAAACGAGTATGCGGCCAGTATAATCGTTATAATCGACCATGTGCTAATGAACGTTACAAGAGCATCGGATACGATCGTTACTTCTTTATCGTTACGAAGTACACCCTCCTCCTCGCCAGGAAGAGGTCTTCTTACTTTTAATGTTTCCATAGTTAGTTTCCTTTCAGTGTGTATCTCAAAGTATCGAGTGCTTTAAGCTTTTCTTGTTTTACAGTAGCGATAGCGATGTTAAGTTGTTCAGCTATTTCTTCGTCGGTGTATCCATCATAGAAGTCGCGCATAATAATTTGTTGTTGAACATCAGTTAAAGAGCTTAAATCAAGTTTCGAAGATTCGACGCTATTAAAAGCCTCTATCGTGGTCGGATCCTCGATTGTATTGATTAATTCTTCACCTTCGTCGTTCAACTTATTAAGTTCGACTAGTTGAATACCGTTAAGGATATCGATGATTTGTTGTTCATCGAGTCCAGTTAACTCAGCAATATTAGTAGTAGTTATGCGTTTATCGAGTCTATTAAGTAGTTCTTTGGCCTTATTAATTTGCTTAAGAATCTTAGGTGTACGGTCCGGAAGTCGTAGCATCTTATTCCGTTGCAAATACCGGATTAAATGGCCATTAATTGCTGGACGAACATAGGTCGAGAACTTAGCATCGTGATCTGGGTTGTATTTATTAAAAGCTATTAGCACGGCTACCATACCTTCTTGGATTAAGTCGTCAATGTCGTCAGAATCACGGAATGTTTTAGCTATACTCATAACTTGAGATACCTGGTTGAGTACGATCTTATCTTTGATCGATTTCTTTATTCTAGAGGACGGAGTACTGAAATATTCATTAAATAATGCAGTCTCTTGTTCTTTAGTATAAGGAGTATTAATAGGATATATATTATTAGTTTTCATATTATTAGTTATAAGATTAAAAGTTAAATAACGGGATGTGTTTAAAGCGCCGATCGCGATCTGGATAAACTAAAAGCACTGCGTATGATTGGAAACAGTGCTTTAGTGAATTAATATTAAGTTTTATCGCTGTTGCCTTTCACAACATATATTACAAACGGAGTATTCGTTCCGGGTTAATCATTAAATGAAATTTCAATGAAGTTAAACAATTAGGTTATTGTTTTTACTTTCAAAGTATGGAGAATCTTCTTCTTCGTTATCTATAAAATCCATAGTCATTTCAAGTTTAATGTCTCCACGTCCATACGCCTTATAATGCTGAATGTAGATAGCCATTAAGCCTCTGACTGTAACTGTTATAGAATCAACATTGAGACAATTAGAATATCTTGCTTGAGCTGTCGTCACTTCAATATTTTTAATTTTTGGTTCTGGAGTAAGTGTTTTTAGCATGCTTCTAATAATTCTTTTATAGTGATGTTTATCTTTGTAAGTACCAAACATCTCCATAACGCTGTCATGATCTTCGAGCGCCTCTCTTATATAAGTATATTCACTTAATAAATCGTTAATTGAATCTTTTGTAAAAGTAACTGTTCTTGGTTTCATAATTACACCTCTTAATGCACTGGATTGGTTTGAGTTTTATTTTGAGTTTTAAGTGGAATACATTCAGAAACTGTAGTTAAGCCATTGTCCCAGTCGTTATGCATTACCACATGAATTAATGTATCTTCTCTTTTAGCTACGATACTATAGGAAGATGAGAATTCTCTGTTAAAAGGATCACCGGCTACTGCACAAAATACAATTTTATACTCTGGATGATACAGTTTAAAATAAGCTTCGATTTGCTTATCTGTACTATATGCTTCATCATCAATATAATGTCTTAAATTATCGAAGTCTAAAATCTTAATAAGATCGTTTCTAAAAATTTCAAGTTTAGTAGTATTCATTATCGTTTTATTCCTTAATTGTTACATTTAAAATTTGAGCTAAGTATTCTACATAATATCTGTAGTTATGCATATCTGCATCGCCGTTAATTCTAGCAAGTACACTAAAGATATCGTATTTTGTGTCTAATTCATCAGCTAGATCGCAATATACATATTCTTTATTCTTATGTTCGCCAACTAGACCAGCATAGTATTTGTTGTAGAATAAGCTTTTAATACGTTTGTTCATCTTAACATTTAAGATTTTAGACATATCATATCGTTTAGCGAATACGTTAAATTCTTTTGCAGTCATTTCTCTATGCTCTTCTTCGACAACAAATACTTCGCCGTCTTTAATCTTTTGAACGTTATTTTCAGTAATGTCTTCTTCTACTACATCAAAACCTTTATTGCTATAGTATCTGAATTCGTCTTTAAATAATTCACTAATGATTTCTAAGTATTGAGCCGGTTTAAATAAAACCTTCATATAATTATTAAAGTGTTTAAATAATGAAACACTAACTTGTCCCGCCGGCGCACCATTAAAATATGCTGGGTTAACGATAAATTGTTCTTTAGTATCTTTTGTAGCTCTAATATGTACTAATAGATCTAATTTAAACATTTTATTTAAAAAGTCAGCGGATGCTCTCTTTTTCATGTTAAAGTCACTAGTTTCAAGAATTTCTTCAATCTCTTTACGAGAAAGTGGCATATTCTCTCTTTCAGTCTTACGACACAAAACATTATGTTTATTTGCATAGCTGCATAAAAACGTTAAACATGCCATGTAACGATAATCGTCGATCTTTTTATTAAAATCAACTACATTATTAATCATTACTTTAGAGATTCTGGAGTTATTCAAATAAGCAAATTCATAATTGTTAGAAAAAAGTTTAAAATCGATAGGTTTATTTTTTTGAGACGATGTTTTCATTCTATCAGCGCTAGAATAATCAGTGTTGTCTTTAAATTCATTGACTTTAATGTCGCTTCCACCGTTCACTAAATCGTTAAATGCATTAATTGTATTTCTCATTTCATTCACCCGTATTTTGCAATAAATTGTTACACGTTTTCTTGTAGTGCTATTTTTAGATTTACATGAATTCGTGTAAATCATTTTTACTTAACTATCAAGGTAATTACTGGCTTTAAAGCAATTTTTTAACTCAAAAAGTGTTTTTTCTCTTATAGTAAGCATATAACATTTTATAAATTAAAGTTTT